TGCGTAGGCTTAGCCTTGGGCTCAGCTTCGGGCTTTGCTTTAGCTTTGGTATGTTTGGCAACAGGTTGATCTGCCTTAGCCTTAAAAATGTTATTAAGGTCTAAGTCTATCTTAGTTTGCGTTTGTGTTTTCTTTGTTGCCATGTTATCACCATGAAGGTAGCTTTTTCATTTTAGCAGTAAGTTTAAGACCAATTGTCTTTAACGCTTCTCTACGCATCTTATCTCGTGCCTTGCGGCCTTCGCTGGTCCTGTTATTGGTACCTAGGATCTCTCTGCTGTACATAGTCCAGCTTACTGCATGTGTTGCAATTAAAGACTCCTGCTCTGGCCATCTTGCTTTCTTAATAAACATAGCGTATTCTTGGCTACTGCGTGGACCCAGTGCCATTTGAGGTTCTACCAGGTCCCATTTCTTATCCATTACATCTCTACAGAAGCCTGTTAAGCCTCCAGGATAACTCTTAATCTTTTTAACGTGCTTAACGTTAATGCCTGTAGTGTCCAAAACATATTTGACCATGTCGTGGATCCTATCATGCTCACGCTGTGCTTCCTGTTGCTTAGTTAGGTATTCTCTATACAGTTGTTCTTGCTGTTTTAGAATTTTACCAAGTATAGGATGCTGTTCAAATTTTTCTTGCTCTACAAAATTAAGAGCCCTGTCTCTGGCATCATATAATGTAATTCTGTTAGCATAGCCATTTTTAATTTGATATTGGTACTTGCTACCATTACGGTCTCGCCAGACATATAGCTCACCATCTCGGTTGTACATATGAAAGGTGGAAGCTTCAGTGGTACACCACTTTGTACCTGCACCTAAATATCTTGCGGCAGCGGCAGTTTGCGGACTGGCTAACTGTCCAAAAGGACCATTGTACAATATCTTAGTGCCTTTAATAATTGGAAAGGCACCTTTTTCTTTTACAGTTTTGGTTATCAGTACTTCCTTAATCTCAGGATTAAGAATCCGGTCAATGGTCTCATCTAGTTCATAAAAACTAAATTGGTTAATGTCTCGCTTTTCCAAACGAGGCTTTAGCTTGTCAAAGTTTTCTAGTACAGTCTTGACACGAGCTGTATCCTCAAACTTAAATTGGTTATTAATTAATTGCTTGGCCAGCCAAGGAACATACTGCAAGTTCTTGGTAGGATCCATTTTCTCTAGTGCAACAACAATCTCCACCGGTTCCATTCTGGTATGGCGAATGACGTCTGCAAATTTGTTTTTAAATTTCTCTACAGTTATCTCACGTTTAGACATGTGCCTCCCTGCGTCTAAAATTATATTTTACTATATAACCTTAGGTATGTCAACTAACGCAAGAATTTAAAATGGCGACCTGGAAGGGACTTGAACCCTCGGCCTTCCGCGTGACAGGCGGATGCTCTAACCAACTGAGCTACCAGGCCATTAAATTCGTAAGTGTTTGGCTACTCTACCCGATTGAGCCCCAAACTGAGTTGTTACCCTGTCCGTCAATATTTGCGTCTAGGTCAGACTTGCTTCTGCCCGATTGTGTGTCTCAAGTCGCCCATGGGGCCTTGCGGTCAATAACAATCTTACCGTGTCTGTATGGCAGCGACAATCGCCCACTTTCGGTACGCTCAAAGTGTAAAGCGGGGTATTCCAAAACTACATATGGTGGGCCCTCTGTGAGTCGAACACAGCACCAACGGATTATGAGTCCGCTGCTCTAACCAAGCATGAGCTAAAGGCCCTTAAACTGGTGGGTGAGGATGGAATCGAACCAACTCAGGCGTAAGCCAACAGATTTACAGTCTGCCGCGACTCTCCAACTTCGCCGCTCACCCAATAAAATATAAAGCATTTTAAAATACACTAAGGGAACTTGAACAAATTCTCAATACCGTCTATTGATTCAATGTTTTTGTCATTACTGCCTAACTGCCCGTCACGTTCGGTCACATACGTACTCATACGCTTCTTGGTGTAATCTTGGCGTGTATCCGTCGATACCCTTATAACCTTCATACACCCTAACGGATCAGGTAACCCTTAATATACTTTAAAATGCTCTGCATCCCCCGGCGGTATTTGTAGTACATCAATATAGATTAATCCTTGCTCCAACTCAACTAAGGTTGGGGATTCTATACATCACTTGTACCTTCCTCCCGCTTCCCGACAGGGACCGTTCTCGCACTGCCAGCGGCCTTTAGGTTTGAAGACTACCACCCGTAGCTGTCACGCTACTTCTCATCGTGTGGGTCACACTATCCGGAGACACCCGGAACGTCTTGGTACACCGTACGAGAATCGAACTCGTCTTTCCGCCTTGAAAGGGCAGCGTCCTAACCGATAGACGAACGGTGCGTAAAATGATAAAAGATAAGGGATACAAAATGCTGTCGTTTAAAACTAAGCGCGGAGTACCCAGGCGATTTGCAGGGCCTAATAGCCGCTAGTTTCCCTTATCAATTTTTAAAGAACTTTTACTGCTTACTTGTTAACAATTATACAGTCTTTAAACTGCTTGTCAACCATCAGATATTTAAATGTTTTTGGGCATTAGCTATGTACTGCTCAATACGTACTTTACCTGCAGGATTCATGCTATGCACTACAAACTGCGGAAACTTGTATCCATTATCTTCACAGTAATCAACTAGCCATTTAGCACAATCATATCCGGTCTTTTCATTACCATAATCAAATGTAATGTTTAGTCCATCTGAGAGATCATCACCTGGCATCCAAATAGTAAATTTATTGTCAGTTGTATCATTTTCCTTTAGCATTGCCACATAATGCTCATCAGCTAAATCATGATCAAAACAAACAAAACCTGGTAAACCGTTTTGTTTAATGTGTGCAACAAATTGATCGTAATTACGAACTACATTTAGATCGTTACGCGGAAACAATGCCCAAGTTACTTGACTTGGTGAACGCTCGTCATCTAAAAACAATGTGTAACTCATGGGATTTTTCCTAAACTGGCGGAGAGGGAGGGATTCGAACCCTCGGTACAGGTTTCCCCGTACAACGGTTTAGCAAACCGGCCCATTCGGCCACTCTGGCACCTCTCCGTATAAGTTAATTATACAATCAACTTAGAAATATGTCAACCTCTGGCGGAAGAGGTGAGATTCGAACTCACGGACGCTTTCACGTCGGCGGTTTTCAAGACCGCTGGATTAAACCGCTCTCCCACTCTTCCTTTGTATTGGTGCCCATGGAGGGACTCGAACCCCCACTCTCGCGAACTGGAACCTAAATCCAGCGTGTCTACCAATTTCACCACATGGGCTAAATGTTAACAAACTTTATACTGTTAATTAGCTCGTAATCATCTTTGTAAAGTTTTTTTATGAGCTCATTATCAATTTGTTTAATTAATTTATTACCTACATTTAGATTTAATTGATTAAAATCTAAACCATAAAATTTTTCTATATCTTGTACAACGTTATTACCATACCAAAAAAAATCTATATTTTCTAAAGACAAATTTGAGATAAATTTGCACTGCGGTTGAAAATGACAATCATTTGTAACTAGTCTATTGTTAGAAATTAAAGGTAAATTATCAAATAAGTTTTTTCCTGTAGTCAAAAACATATTTAATGCACTGATAAATCTTTCAACAGGGTCACGCAAAACAATAATATATTTACTGCTGGGTTGATCAAGGTAGTTGGAGGGAACCCAGCTATCTGTGTTTGATGTTAGAGCAGCAATGGAAATGCTTGTAGAAGCATTTTTTGGTACCATTACAAAATGTAAATTTTTTTCTTCGTTGAACAAAGACAATCCCAAAGGATGGTCGGCGATCCGATCACAATTATTTTTTAATTGTAATTCAACATACTGTTGAAGTATTCTTTGTGATAAGTTTCCGTTCATCAATATATTTATAGCTAAAAAATGGCTGCCCCTCAAGGATTCGAACCTCGGCTGCCGGAATCAAAATCCGGTGTCCTACCACTAGACGAAGAGGCAATAAACTTATGGTACCAAGAGCCGGGATCGAACCGGCGACACCGGGATTTTCAGTCCCGTGCTCTACCAACTGAGCTATCTTGGCAAATTCTGGCCGGCCCTGAGAGACTCGAACTCCCGACCTTACGGTTCGTAGCCGTATGCTCTAATCCAACTGAGCTAAGGGCCGATGGGGTGAAGGACGGGACTCGAACCCGCGACAACAGGAATCACAATCCTGGACTCTACCAACTGAGCTACCGACACCATTGTGCTAATTGTTCTGCTACTGCTTTTGCCGATCTTGTTCCGGGATGCATGTTATCAGCGCCATGATCTAGATAATGAAATAAATTTACGTTTAACGCATCACGGGTATTTGGAAAAAAAGTGCCTTGAAAGTGCTTTGTATTTTTCCATATAATTTCTGCCATTTTCTGCAAAAAAATTGATTGCATCAATGGGTTGCTTTCACTTATATTCCACGCATCAAAAATTGATTTGATACTGCGGCTAAAAATATTGTCTCCTGGCAGATTATTAGTCCATGATCCAATGTGACATGGAGTGTTTTTATAAAAATATGTAATCCTGTTTATGCTAGTCCATAAGTTAATAACTGCATAAGGTGATTGATTCGACTCCGCTAATATTGTTTGATTAAATACAGAATACGCTATAGAACTTGATGGAACCCCCATGTTTATAACAGGACGCTTCAACAATTTTTCTAACTGATAAGGTATAGTTTCATCATCACTAAGACCAACACCAAACACATTTGAACAGCCAAATATTACAACAGACTCCTGCCAATTTATATCGCTAAATTCCGGAGCTCGGTAGTTAAGAGAATTAAGTTTGACATCTGTAACCACTAAGTCTCTAATGTTTCCAGGGAGAAACTGATCTTTTTTATAATATTCTATATTCTGCATCAACAATATTTATAAGAATTAAATGGTAGCAACGGGCAGACTCGAACTGCCGACGGGCGGCGTATGAGACCGCTGCTCTACCAACTGAGCTACGTTGCTAAATTTTTGCTTTGCTAACTAGATCCTTGTAGCCGCGCCAGCTGGGATGAATCTTATCCGGCTGTACATATGGCGTACTTACAATAATATCTTTGTATTCACGTGCAAGTCTTTCTACAATAGCATTTACCTTAGGCTTACAAAATCCTTTGTTGCAAGGAGGCATAATCCAAACTACACGCTTTGCTTTGACTCGAATACGCATCTTACGCAATTCTTTTTCAGTGTTAACACCTGCGTGATCGTTAGTGCCTAAGCTGATAACAACTGTATCAGCTTGAACAGGATTCATACCCCAACGCTGATTCCACTGCCAAGAGTTAAATCCGCCCTTGGAATATGACACGCATTCCGTTGGTGCAAACATCTTAGTACCAACTGCAATGCTGTCACCTAAAATCAAACATTCTAACATACTTCTTCCCTTATTCTAACCTGGTGCTCCCGGAAGGATTCGAACCTCCAACCAAACCGTTATGAGCGGTCGGCTCTACCATTGAGCTACAAGAGCGAGCCAGGTAACTGGTGGACTGTGTAGGGATCGAACCTACGACTTACTGATTAAGAGTCAGCTACTCTACCTACTGAGTTAACAGTCCGTTAACTTTAATTAGCTACAACAGCGGCAGCAACCACTACCAATAACACAGCAATTGCTTGCCACTTTACTCGTGCAAACATCATTTGTGTTTGCTTGTTACGTGAGTCAGTTGTTTGATTCTGTGAGAAAGAAACAAGTCCCCTAAGCAATGCAAACAGTGTAAGTGCTGCCGCAATAGCAATAAGCACAACCATGAAAACAAGCATTAGATATGCTCACCGTCAACACTACGACCCCAACCAGCCTTCTTAACAAAGAGTTCCGGTTTCACTGTTGCAGTAGTGTATACTGCCACTGTCATGGCAGCGGCACCGATAAGAACGGCATGGCCAATCAAACTTACTGCAAGAAATGTATAACTTCCAATCGCAACACTAAACGCAATGGCCCACATCCATCCTAGGATCTGATAGACCATATGTCGAATATTACCTTCCGGAATATTACGCAACGGACTCTTATTATAGTCGAAGATAAAATTCCAACTGTTCAGTACAATGCTTTTCATTATATTCTTCCTTCATTATAAAAATGGTGGACCCTCCGGGGCTCGAACCCGGGACCAATAGATTAAAAGTCTACTGCTCTACCTACTGAGCTAAAGGTCCGTGTTGATTAGAAATCCAACGGTATACCGTAATCTTGCTTTCTGCCCTGATAATGATCATCAGTGACACAATACATATGAGGAACTAGTTTTTGTTTCTTTTCTAATTCTTTTGCCATCTCATAATAACATGAGAATTCGTTCTTGTATCGAACTTCTTTCTTCTCAACAAATCCACCATCGGGTGTAAAAAAGAAAATGATTAACCAATACTTCATACTTCTGGATCCTGTGCTAGTCTATACTCTTCGTCGCTCACACAGTAAAACTGTGCCTGCATTTGAGTATTAATAATTGTACGAACATATTCGCCGGCGAACTTTTCGCATTGTTCCATGTTAGCGGCTTCAATCATTTCTCTGGCCTGAAACTCATCATTAACATCAAACAAGAAAACAAACAACCAATAAGTCACACTGTGACTCCGTTAACATAATCGCCGGCGGCGTCCCATGCTTCATCTTCAGTATCGTATGAAGCCTGCGAACGAACCGCCGGACCTTCAAGAAACTTAACTCGCCATACCCACGCCCACGGAGCGGAAGGCTCAACGAGGCAAATTGGGGCAACATCTTTTTCAATCATTGCTGAACGCATTTGGTATACTCCTTACTTCCTACTTTACTACAATAGCAAATGTTCTAGAGTCTGTCAACCAAAAAATGTTACATCCATGCATTTCGTAATGCTTGGCGTTCCCAGCCATAGCCGTCTGCATCCGGATCTTCATCGTATTCGGGAAAGTCCTCTGGAGCAGTATCGTTGTAGTGCTCCATCTCTATCTCTTCTTCTAGACTAGCCTTCTGCCACGCATAGTATTCATCACCACGCGGATTCATAAACTTCTGCATACCAATGTCATTGAGAATCGGATCAAACATCTGCTGTTCCTTAGTCAAAGAAATTACCCTTAGCCCAATAGTAGTTGCGTAGCGAACCACTTGCCATCCAAGCGCCTTGCGGCAGCGGACCAAACATCTTGTTAGCTTTGTCCATTGCTTCAAGCATACGATTAGCTTCAACTTCAATCCGCTTACCTGCGGCACTAAACGAATAAGTATTCATTACATCATCTCACTAGGAACAAGAGCGTAACCAACTTTCATATCTTCACGAACAACTGTGAAAACTACAAAAGCAAAAGCGGCGACTGTAAAAACAAACATCCAACTACTCCCTACTGCCTACATTTTAACAATAGCATCTTTTGGGTATATGTCAACCGAAAAAGTAGAAATAATTGGAGCGGGCGAACGGGTTCGAACCGTCGACATCTTGCTTGGAAGGCAAGTGCTCTACCAACTGAGCTACACCCGCATTAAAATGGCTCCCTAGGATGGGTTCGAACCACCGACCAGACGATTAACAGTCGTCTGCTCTACCACTGAGCTACTAGGGAATAAAACTGGCATACCCTCAAGGATTCGAACCTCGACCAGCGGTTTTGGAGACCGTTATGCTGCCGTTAACACCAAGGGTACAAAAAATGGAGCGGGCGAAGAGATTCGAACTCTCGACAGCTTCGTTGGCAACGAAGGGCTCTACCACTGAGCTACGCCCGCGTATAAGCGAAAGGTTTTTTATCCCAAGGATTTATACCTATTGATTGCCTAATGCCTGTACAAGGTGTACCTGCATGTAATAAATCACTGCGAAAAATAACCGTTCGATTTGTTCTCGGTGCTATACTAACACCGTATTCTGGAAAAAATAAGTTACCACCTTTGGATACATTGACCAAAGGATAGTAAACTATACTGCACAAAGGATGAATCAGTTCGCGCCTTATGCTCCAAGCATCTTCATCTTTGTCTTTGTGCGGATCAGGTGTATCATAATTAATATGCATTTCACATCCAATCATAGCTGAGAGGTCAAAGTATTTACTTGCCATATCAACTAGCTGTGAAGCAAATGATAACTGATCTGAGTCAAACCATGTATCATCATCTGATAGAGAAACTGCCCAACGCTGAACAGCTTTTAGATCTTTCTCTGCAAATGTATCGTCAAATATATGAAACATAGTTATAAAATGGTGGAGGATAGCGGGATCGAACCGCTGACCTATAGCTTGCAAAGCTACCGCTCTCCCAGCTGAGCTAATCCCCCGGGATATTTTACTTATCATTTAAAAATGGTCGGGATAGTAGGATTCGAACCTACGACCCCCTGGTCCCAAACCAGGTGCGCTAACCAGACTGCGCTACATCCCGAATATCTTGTATAAAGGATTTCCTTTATTAAACTCTTCTAATACGTCAACGTGTTGCTCAACAAACTGTTGTGTAAAGGTTGAATCGTATGTATAACTGTATGTATCATCGTATCTATGTAGTTGATACTTAGAATAGGAATCGTTCATGTTTTCAAGGATTATTAATTCTCCCGGAAAAGATTTGAACCATTCCCCCATTACAGAAATTTCATTAACTAATATTGTTAAAATATCTAAAGATTGAGGACCAGTCAAATGTATAGTTTCTCTATTTGTTCTAGAGTCACATATACTCGTTTGTTTGATACCTGCAATGCTTTTAAGTTGTTCTGTAAAGTTTAATCTTAAACAATAATATAACTTTGCAGACTTTAACAGTTCACCAATCAATGATGCATTATGTGGATAAAGCATCAATAGGTGATCTATGTGAAACTTAGCTACTGTATTACTAATTTTTGAAAGTGCTAGTGTTTCTTTAACTATTTGTTCAATGGGCTTTAGCAGTTCGTTATCGAAGCCTCTGTTATCAGTAACAGGTTCGTAAAGGTTAACTGCGCTGTGCTCCAATTCTAAAAATCTACACAGCGAATTGCTTCCGCTTCTTGGTGTAGATATAACAAGGTGTAACATATTAATATTTACACCTTAGTGTTGGTACTCTCGGGTGGATTCGAACCACCGACGCTCCCTAATCTGGGGACTATGCCGTGTATAAGACGGGTGTTTTACCACTAAACTACGAGAGCATGGTATCAGTAGGTGGATTTGAACCACCGACCTACGCCTTATCAGGGCGGTGCTCTACCGCTGAGCTATACTGATATACAAATTTTAGATAACCGCTCAGTTTACTATTCTTTTGCCGACTGATGTAGCTTTGTCTACACTGTGCTTTTCCTAGGATCACAGTCATTAAGCCGCGAACAAGGTCAGTCCTCGGTATGTCGATTCGCTAACGAGCCGAACAGTTATCTAAACTCTGGAGGGACGGGCCAGATTTGAACTGGCGACTTTACGGATTTGCAATCCGTTGCATTGGACCACTCTGCCACCGTCCCAAAATATGGTGCCCCAGCACGGATTCGAACCGCGGACCTCCCGCTTACAAGGCGGTTGCTCTGGCCAACTGAGCTACTAGGGCGTGAATTTTTACCACACTCTTAGGAATGTGGGTAGATAAGCATAGGACTCATTGACAGCTTGCCAGTGTGACCACGCCTCTGGCCGCGGCCCTATGCTTATCTACTCTAGGTTTTTACCACCGGTGTTGTCGCCACCAGCTTCTCATCCCCTAGGCCGCCCACGTTAGTAGCAGTTTATTTAAAGTGTTCTGCAGGACCGCGTTCCCTATTAACACTAGACTAACTATACGCTATCTTTATATCGTTGTCAACATCTTTTTTGACTACAATAAAAAACCCCCGGTTGCTTCAGCTTCCGGGGGTCTTATTAATGTAAAAATGTGCGTACACTTAGATTACATTAAGCCCCCCATATCAATTGTAAAAGCACAGCCGTAATGGGTTACTTGCCAATTGCTTGACATGCGTCCTTCCGGTTTTGCTATTGATATATGTTGCTTCATCATAACCTTATTATACATGAATGTTGACTTGTGTCAACCTTTTTGTTAACTTTATTTATCTTTTTGATTTAAATAGGGTTTTTAACCCTCGTAAACTGCACTATTTGCGCTATGTTCAAACACTTCAGCACTACGTAGCTTAACACCTTGTCCAACAGGATAGCGGCAACTAAATGTCTTACCGTTGGGTAATGTGTAGCTTTCACCGCGCTGATAAGTTTCTAGAATTTCCTGCATAGTATTGTATACAAGCTCTGCAAACTTTTCACAACCTACACCTTCAACGATTCTAATATCGCATACTGCGCCTCGAACGTTTGGAATAGGACTTTCTGGATCGTTGAAGCCACCAATAGTAACCAAGTCGTTCATCTGCTTAAAGAATGGAAGATGAGGATCGTCATGTGCAACAACCAGTGTGTGATCGAACATGTATTCACTCCACTCCTTGAATGCCTTAAGACCACCAAAGTCCATAACCCAGTTACGGTCGTCCAGTGTTTCACTTTCAAACACTAGTTTGATACCCAGTGAGTATCCGTGTAGTAAACTGCAATGACTATGTGTACTGCGCCACTGACGGAATGTACAGCTCAGTCCTCGGTCGTTGCCATATGTTTTTGTAGATAGATATTTTGCCATTGTTATTTCTCCTCTGAATAGCAATGACACGCAGAGTGTTTAAAGAGGGATGAGCGTCTAAAGTCCTCTATTACTATTTAGATAATATGCTTATAATACAGTATGTTTATTGGTTTGTCAAGCCTTAAATACATTTTTAATAGCTGTATTCAATAGTTCAACCGTTCTTAATGCATTGGTCTCGAGATTAGAAAAGTTATGATTTGTTATTGAATATATCTCATCATGTTTTTCTGATGTTATTATTTGTTCCGATGCTTCAATTACTAAATCCAATCGTTTTCTGTCATTTGAACATTTATCGTAGATTTCGTTACAGATTCCATCAAATGTTTTATAACCGCGTTGTTTTAATACATCAAGTATACCAGCAGTACTTAGTAAAACAAACGGATGATGATTATAAATTGCCTTATGTGTTTTTTCCGTTACAAAGTGCGTATGTCCTTTATAATAAAATGTTTCTGGAATAAGGCTTGCTCTTGAATTAGAAAATATCACTGTGTGATCATAAGGGTAACTAGGACAATGATTTATTTTTGATATGGAAAAGCTAGCAGAGTCTGTTCTGATACTGTTAAATGAAAAATAATAAAATCTAACATTGTCTGGAGAGCCTTGGTATTGCCTTAACATAGACACTACATCATCGAAAGGAAGTTCTTTATTCAACCATGTATAATATTCTTTACATACTTCTTCTGCAACATGTTCTATATCTGAGTCTTTGATTAAACAACCAGTAACAGCATTATCCAACAAACCTTTTTCCCATAACTTATGCATAGCAAATATTCTAATCGGTTTATCAATTTTACCAAATAGATATTTGATACCTTTTGGAGAAGTTGGGTTGTATGATTTATTATAGTCACAACCTAATACTCGATGAAAGAAAAACGTTTGTAATTCGTAATAGTCAATAAGAAGAATTTGGTTAGGAGCAAGTCCTAACATCTGAGCCAGTTTAGTCTGATTGTTGTTGCCTTCATAAATATTACCAAGGAACAAAATATCTTTTAAAGGAACGTTGTTTTTTTCTATATATGACTTAACCAGATTATATTCTCTTAAGATAGCTTTATTTGTATAACCATTTATTGTGTTAAGGTATACTTCGTTAGCATAATATAAAACTAACTTATCTCCTTTTAAATACGGGTCGTGCCTACAAATTCGACCATTGCCCCAAGGTACTTTAGTAGATTCTAATTGGTTAGCTTCGTTTGCAAAAAAAAACTTTAATGGTATGTTTGCAGTATAATACTCGCTGTTTAAGAACCAATCAATGCTTTGATTGAATCTGTTATCTAACTCACCATTAATAGTTTCAACTTCGTTTGTAATGTTCATTTACACCAGCTTGTTTTTGCCTCACCGTAGTACTCACGAGCATAGCCCTTGCTGATTAACTGATCACGTAGGCTCTTGCCGTCTAGCAGAACATCTCCTAATACACGGCCACCATACTTATCCCAATCCATTAGTACAATTTGTAACTTCTTGGCTGCGGCTATTGAATCTTTGGTAAACTTGGTTGCTTCTTGTCCACGTGCATCTTCGCTAGGACACATAGCTCTGTGACCTTTTTCTGGTGTGTCTACACCGAATACTCTAATGCTTAATTCTTTTTTAAGCGGGTCTAGTAGCCAAGGTGCGGCAAAAGCAACTGTATCACCGTCGATAACTCGTGTAATTTGTGCATCGTATGTTACACCTGGTTTTTGCTTTTGTGCAACTGCTGGCGATGCAGAAACTAGTAGGGCCGCTACTAGCATAATTTGTTTAATCATAAAAACTCCTGGGTTGAAAATTATAATAGTATTTATTCCAACCCAGGATATTTTTTAGTGTCTCTTTTTATAGAATACGTGATTACCTATACGAATGGTTCTCTTTAATGTGCGAGACCAACTAGGACTAACATATGTTGCATGAAAGAATAGCGCACCGTGTGTAGGGTCAGATACATGACCTTTTAATGATTGTTTTGCTATTTGTAAACTTTCCTGCCAACGTTCACTTAATGTTTTGGGATATGCTTTACGTTGGCATACCCAACTAAACTGGCAAGTGCCACGATTTTTTTGATAGACAACACCACAAATAGATTCAGGAAACATTGAACTATTAGCTCTATTCAATGTTACGTGTGCTACTGCGGCTTTGCCTTTATCGCTCTCGCCACCTGCTTCATAATAAATGTTCTTTGCCAGACACATCAGCTGACGATCATTTACAGGTTTTTCTTTTTGTTTAACTATAAGCATCGCTCTTGTGGGAGTGGGTGCATATAGTAACTGTGATTGTGCTTCAATCTTTTCTATGTGTTGTTTAGCAAGATCACTAGGACCTTGTTCGGCTAACGCATTAGTTGACGCAAATAAAACTCCGATAGTTAAAGCTACGACAACATTTCTAATGGTTAGACTAATGCCTTGTTTAAGGGACATTACTCCTCCTCCTTATTAATGTTTGTTTTTGCCTTACTTAAAGAATATCAAAGCCATCAAAATTGATTGACCAATAAATCCAAAACCAATGATATTCAACGCTACAAAATTTCTTTCCAAGATAGACTTGATATAGAAAAGTCCTAGCGCGGCCCAAAGAATAATAATCATATCAATGGGCGGTGTGTTGTCTGTGAGTCCTGTCATCAACCCAAGTAAGGAAGGGACGGTGACAGCGTGTAGTGCAATTAGGGCGGTCCAACCGATACTGTCGATTGAAATTTTCCTAATGCTGTTCTTGAACTCAAGAGCAAGATTGTGAAAAAAGTTTGACATCTTAATTTTAAATGTTTCTAAATTCATGATGATACCTTTTTACCTTTATAAAAAATATGTTGACCAATTTTAGTAATCTTCTTGAAACCCCAATTTGGGTTCACATAGTCTGCATGATAATACAATGCTTGATCTAATGATTCTAAACGAAAGTCCTCCAGCAATACCATTTTAGCTACGCGATAACTTTCGTCATATAACTCTTTGTTAATTGGTCTATTGCGATGAGTTGAATCGCAATACCAACTAAATTGGCAAACAATTCTGCCTGTGAAGTTATTTTTTTGGTACACTACGTCGCAAATTTCATTAGGGAAATCTGGATTCTGTGTACGGTTAATAGTTACTTGAGCAACTGCAACTTTTCCTTCGAACGGTTCATTACCTGCTTCTCTATAAATGTTTAGTGCCAAACATTTTAGATCTTTTTGAACCTGTTCAGCTGATGCTGTACTCATTCCTGTTTTAGGATTAGTTTCCTTGAATTTGTATGCTGTAACAGCAGACGTGAGCATAGCGATGATTGCTACGCCAATGGCAAGGTTTAACCCTTTGATTGATTTTTCTAACATTTACATCCTCCTGTTGGGTAGTAAATACCCTCGGTTGGCACGATTTAACTTACGAATTACTAGTTCGTAGTTAAATTATATAACACTTTAACGGAAATGTCAAGTCTATGTGTTTTTGAGCATCTATTGTACTATTTTAATAGATGAAGTAGATTCCGTATAAGCCCGGGCAATTTCTTTATCGGTGGGTGCATATGCAATCACCGTAGCTTTATTTAGCTTAGTAACCTCTGGTTGCGCTGTCATCATCCAGGGTACAATACCCATTCCCTGATTCCCCATTGCTAGTGTGCAAGGTTTTTTAATATGAATCTCAGTGTCTGTGATAGATTCAAATCTTCCTAGTACTTCTTCGCCTGTTAGTAGCTTAATGCTTACAATATCGCCTTGATCTAGTGGTTTTTGAATTAACATGTGTTTGCCTTTGTATATGTTTATTTAATGTTTTTTGTAGTGTTTACAAGAGTAAAATGATGTGTTTTAATGCGCTTTACCTTGTTTTCAGCACACTTTATCGTTTGACGCTAAAATTATAGCATTTTAGCATCATTTTTGCTGTTTAAATTAAATACTAGTACGGACAGAATATGTTCAGTCTAACAAATAATGTTTTTTTGCGTCCCTCTTAGTATACGCTATATAGTAGCCCAGAGCTGCAACTGACTGTCCCAATTAAAAGAGTAAATGGTAGGCGCCTACCAAATACTTTTATAATTACAATATGATTGTTTCTTCTTGTATATCGATTGGTATATTAACTGTGCCTGCGATTTGCTTCATTGCATCGACTCTCGATGTTGTGTCTCTACTGCTATGTAAATGAATTATATTAGCATCCGTAAATTTACACCCATTCCACTCTTCTGCAAAAGGTATATTTAAGTTAAAGATCTGAAAGGCCATCTTTGGATCATGTACCTCAGATACATCCAACCCTTGACTCCACAACTGATAGTTGTGAATCAACTGTCCCCAACTCCAATCGTTTTCCTTGTGTGTAAACCACTTGTCCATGAGTCTTTCGCCTAAGTCCCAAACTTGTGGATCCATCGCCGCCGGATAGTATCTAACATCATCGTTGAAATAATGCTGTGCTTCTTCATGTGTTTTTGGATCAGTATAATTAAACATCATCATGTCATTATACTTACCAAACACTTCTGTTGGTTTGAGGAACATAGTATCTGCTCCCATACACAAGATGTTGCAGGGCTCTTTGTGCCATAGTTCCTTAATCATGTACCAATGTGCTATTTGATATGCTCTAGAATCAAGTACTGGTGCAGTAAATTTAATTTCTTCCCAATCGCCTTGTAGATAAGTTTTAGCACTGCTTCTACTGATAGAATACATGTTTTCATAGTCTAAGAGGTCACGTTCAGCCTTTGGATTGTCTCCGGTGCCTTTCCAATAACCCCAGTGCTTTATAATTGGGCGCACAGCGCCAATAAGATAATTTTTCATAGTTTCACCAAATAAAGTTTTCTTTGTAATATTTTACAATTTTTACAAGTTCTGCATCAAAGTCAGCTTTCGCTTGCCAACCTAATGATTTAATTTTAGAATCGTCAATTGCATATCTAACATCTTGCCCTGGACGTTCATACGTTGTGTCTAAATATTGTTCTTCGTTGCCTGGTAGTCCTAGAAGATTAATAATCTTTCTTGCAACTACAATATTTTGTTCTTCGAATGTACCTGAAATATTATAAATTTCATTAACAATACCTTTTTCAATAATTGTTATTACTGCTGAAGCTGTATCGCTTGCATGTAACCACGTTCTACGCGGTGTGCCTTTATTATGTAGCAACACCTTTTTTCCTAAAGTCAGATACTTGATAGCGTGAGGAATAAATTTTTCTGTGTATTGCCCAATTCCGTAATTGTTTGTTGGTCTAACAATCACGTACGGTAAATTATATGTTCTTGCCCAAGCAATAACCAACATGTCAGCTGCCGCTTTTGTTGCGCTGTAAGGATTGCTAGGTTTTAACAAATCAGTTTCTTTATGGAAGCCTTGATCTAAATCGCCGTACACCTCATCTGTGCTAAAATGTAGTAGTACAGGTGTCTTTTTTCTACCGCTAATCTTTGTTCTAATAAGTTCTAAGATATTATGTACACCACTGATGTTACTGTCTACAAATTCAGTACTGCTAACAATACTATTATCTACATGAGTTTCTGCGGCTGTGTTAATAAAATAATCACAGTCATATATCATTGTCAATTCGTTGATATCTTTGTTTTCAAATTTAAAATTTTTGTACGTTGATAAATCATCGAGTAGATTCCAATTGGCAGCATAGGTACCTTTGTCAACCCCGCAGACATACCAGCCTTTTTCTAAGCAAGATTTAGCAACATGGTAGCCAATAAATCCTAAACATCCTGTAACATATACAGTTTTATACATAAAGCCATTCCTGATTGTTTAAATACCAATTAACAGTTTGTTCAAGCCTCTGTTGATAAGACATCGGTTCCACCCATCCCGAATCATAAAACTTCTGCGGATCTACGGAGAAACATAAATCGTGTCCGGGTCTGTCAACTGGTATAAAGTTATAATTTAGTTTTTTACCCATTATGTCGGCTATGTTATTGGCGAATTCAAAGTTGTCAATAAACTTGTTGCCTGCGCTATTCCACTTTTCACACAATCCTACTTGTGTTCTAATTGCAAAGTCTGTGTGGCTAGCAACATCACCTGCATAGAACCAACGTCTTCCGCCTATTTGATTTTCTTTGCCCACATGAATATCTAACGATTCGTTATTAAGTAATTTTTTAATAATGATAGTAGGCAATCTATTTGGCTGACACATTGGACCAAACGTATTGTTAATGTGTATAATGCTTACGGGTAGTTTATAAGTATGTGAATAGCTTACACAAAGCTCTTCACCTGATGCCTTAGAGGCTGCATAAGGACTGTTAGAACGATAAGCATCATTCTCACCACTATCACTGCCAATCGGTATCGGTCCAAACACTTCGCCTGAGCTATAGTAAACAAACTTTTTAAGATTAATTTGTCTAGCTAGCTCTAATAGATTTAACGTTCCTATTACATTATCTAAAACAGATTCAACTGGTGCAGTAATGCTATCAGCCGCACTGGGATTTGCGCCAGCATGAAGAATAATATCTATGTCTTTGAATGTATTGAGGTCGTACGTATCTCTGATGTTGTGTTCTACAATTTTAATCTTATCAGAAAATTCAGCTATTCTTTTTAAATTCTTTGTTCCAGGTCTAACCAAACAGATAACGTTGTTGTCTTGGCAAAATTGCTCAACAAGGTAACGACCTATGAATCCTGTTGCACCTGTAATTAATATGTTATTCATTCTACTACTTTGTAAACTAAATCTGTAGCGTGTGTTGCTACGTGTTTGTAGTTCCATTGAGCTAAGAATTCTTCTATCATGCTAAATGTAACACCATATCGCTGTGCCCAAGGTTCAAACCATTCTACAGAAATAACAGGCTTAAACTTATTAATTGTTTCTGTTGCTCCTAGCAGACCAAAGTATTCATACCCTTCAGTATCTAGCTGTATTAGGTCACAACGATCAAGTTCTAAATCATCAATTCTAAAAGTTGGTATATTACCTACACCTTCAACATGAGTAGCACCTACATCGTGTCCGTGATGATTGAGCGCAATAAATTTATGTTGATCACCTACACAAGCATTAAATTTCATAACGTTTGAGTAGTCACAATTTAATGATAACGCTAAAAAGTTTAGAGGTTCAGGTTCAAATGTATAAACTCTTTCAAATGCTTCTGCATAATCACGAATATAAAAGCCTGCATTGCCGCCTGCTTGAACAACTACTTTTCTTTCTGGCACATGAGTACAAAGATCTTTAACAACATTGTTGTATTGATGCATGTAACTCCAGCATCCGTAATCTCCAGCAGGCCACCACCATTCGCCACGTTTTTCTAATTTGTCGATAAGTTTATCCACAATTAAGTCCTTTTAATATTTAGATAGCAAGGTTCATTACTGTAGATAAACTCGTGCCAGATACTTCTTAATTCCTCTTCGCTGTTAGGTTTGTAAATTTTAATATTAGGAAACGCCTTTAAAGCATCTTCATCATCTACAGCCCAATGGCTAAATCCTAAATGCCCATAATCTTTATCTCGTCCGGTGCCTACAAGTTTTACTGGTGCGCCTTCATGATTGAGATAGTTTCTTAACCATTCATACGGTCTAAAAATTACAAATGGTGTAATGCTATAGCAAATAGGAATTTTATTGTTATGTGTAAGACCTACAGCGGCGCCTAACATAAGCTGTTCAGCGGCACCAACATTAAATGTTCTGTCAGGTGCTACTTCTCTGCTTTTGTTTAGTACACCAAAGCCTAAATCACCTGTTAAGAGATAAACATTATTATCATTGGCTAATGTTTCAGCCATCAATTGTCCAAAAAGATTTCTCATAGTTTATCTAAATCCTCAGGCTTTAAAATATAATAATGTGTTAGTACACCCTCTGCGAAAGACCACTTTGGTGGCTCTGTGTTACGAATGTTAATACGTGGCAAGAAAGCCTGTAATCTATTGTTGATATAATCTCTGTCAATCATATCGTAGGCAATCATTCCGTTTACATTGACATATACTTCTAAGTTATCTAACTTTGCTTCGTATATAAACCGTAGTGCTTCCCAAATAGATCCTTCGCCGCACTCGCCGTCACTAATAAGGCAATGTACTTTACGATCTCTATTAGCTAGTGCATAGCCTGTTGCTACAGTAAGGCCCATTCCAAGACTGCCGGTAGAACAATATATACCATCAGAAAGGTTGCGATGAGGATGAACTCCATGCTTGTGAAAAAGTTCTTCAGCGTTTCTATTTTCATATTTTTCCAATACAACATACAATGCAAGAGCGGCATGTCCAGAGCTTAGAATAAAAGGCTCGTCTGGTTGCTTGGCTGCGTAAATCTCATCGATTATATTAACAGCATTAAGAGTAGAACTAAGATGTCCTATCTTTTCTTTAAAGCTGATATCTACGATTCGTTGTTCTAATTGATTCACTTAAACAACCCCATAAATTCATCAACCTTCTCACCAATGTAGTTAATTTGTTCTTCTGTAATCACAGGACTTGTGCCGTGGAAGAAAGTATTTGTTAGAGAGAATGTTGCATTTGGAAAATTATTCTTAGCTTCCATTGGATCCATCAAGTGACTGTAAGCAGGTTGTAACATAATGTTGCCTGCAAAATATGGTCGTGTTTGAATCAAGTTATCTTCTAAGTGTTCAACTAACTGTGTTCTGCTAAAAGGAGCAGACTTTCTAATTGTTAGTGGGAAGGCAAACCAGCTTGGATTGCTGTGTTCTCTTGCTCGAGGTAGATGGAAAAATTCTTCATACTTTTCGTAAACCTTAAACAACAGATTATAATTTTCTCTACGTCTAGCATGGATCTCATCTAGCTTTTCTAACTGTTTTAGACCCATAGCACTTTGCATTTCAATAGGCTTTAGGTTGTAGCCAATTTCATCATACACATACTTGTGGTCAAAGATTTCATCGGGCATTGTAGGAATCCAATTATTAAATCGTTTGCCGCATGTACCACGCTTCATCTTATTTGCTTGAGGACCAACACAGTAACATCCACGCCCCCATTCACGGAAACTACGTAGAATAACTTCTTGTTCTTTTGTATTAGAAGCTACAAAGCCGCCTTCACCCATTGTCATGTGGTGTGCAGGATAAAAACTACAGCTTGCCATCTCACCAAAACTGCCAAGAGGCTTATCCTTGTATGTACTGCCTAGTGCATCACAGCAATCTTCTAGCAATACAAGATTATACTTGTTAACTAATTCCATTAGCTGATCCATGTTAGGTGGATTACCTAGCACGTGAGCAAATGTAATAACTTTAATATCAGGATCACTAGCAAGTACACGCTCGCAATGATCTAAATCGATGTTTAGTGTTTCAAGTTCGATGTCAACAAACACAGGAGTAAACCCTACTTGTAGTGTAGGATTTAGAGTAGTAGGGAAACCTGCAATAGGCATCAATACCTTAGTGCCTTTAGGAAAATTATAACCTCGCTTACTAGTAAGCGAAGACATCATTAGCAGATTACTGCTACTACCGCTGTTGGTTAGAATACCAAATTCTTTGCCGAACTGTCTTGGAAACTTTCGTTCAAACAATAAACTCTTATTTCCCATCACCAACCAACCGTCAAGTAACGTTTCTGCGGCTGCAACTATTTCTTCAGCATCAAAAAAAGGACCTGCGTAGTTTACAAAATCTTTTCCTGGTTGCCAGGTCTTGTCTGCGTTACGTTGTTCGATATAGGTACGAATTTGTGCAAGTATTTCTTGTTTCATGTTTTTCCTGTAGTCTGTGTGTTTCGTGATATTTACAACTTAGAGCAAGTCTCTAATCGTAATACTGGCGTCATTTCCAATGTAGTAAGAACATGGCCATGTCTGCACGGTTACGAAATTTAAAAGTATCAAAGCTGGTACGCCTGCCAATGCCTGTTTCATTTACCCATTTAGCAATAGGAAACATATCAGCGTCGCTGATGCCTGCCATCACACCTGCGGCTGGAAAAATTTCTGTTCTAGCAGTTAGAGATAGAGGTAAGTTTTCAGTCCAAATAATTTTTTTCATCCCCACCTCAATACAAACATTGCCAGATCTTCCTTACATTCAAATGTAAGTACCATGCCTTCGTGTTTATAGCGGGTACTAATACCGGATGCGTCTAACCAAGAATCAATTTCTTCTACGTTATCGATCCACCAGCTGGCACTTTTAATAATAGCATAAGAACCAATGCCTTCCATATCCCCAATAAGGAAATGCCCAGCATTATCTCCTAACGTAACTACACCCATCCGATCAGTGACCTTAACTTTCTTGCTTTTCATTAACAAAATAATACGGTTGTTGTTTAATATAATCAATTAATTCGTAATCTTTTTTTCTAAAACTATTAACAAACCAGTTAATGTTATCTGTAGAAAAATTATAACTTTGTTCAATATCGAATTGTGACCTCGATCTCATTAAAAATGGATCGTCAGGCATATCGACATTAAACATCGTTCGCATAAAGTAATTTAAAGATTTGATGTCTATTGCGGCTGCAACTTTAGTTTCCAATTTTTTGTAATCTTCTAAGTCACCTAACCACCAAGATATAGATTGGGTCACTAAACCCAAAGGCACATGATTCTTAAAATTAGGACCGCTATTAAATGAATATAGTTTTGTTACGATATCAGAGTCTGCTTTTAATAAAGAGCATAAATCATTTGGTGTGTTGCACTTAGTTAATAAGTCTTTACTCCATAGAGGTTGAGACTTTTGAAATCTGATATACTCTTTGTTAGACTGCTCCTGCAAATCAGGATATTTTTCTATAAAAAGTTTGTGACGTAAATCTAAGGTTTTTATTTCCCAAAATCCGCTACAGAATCTTTCCCAAGGATCTCTAACACAATATATAACTTTAGTCTTGGATGTAAAAAGTGTTACACTGTGAGAAGGGTTAACATTGAAAATCTTAAAACCGCTTGAATCTAAATTCAATAGGGCGGTGCCGCCGGTTTTTGGAATATGCAAATATGTGCTATCTTTTATATTGTTAAAGAGGTTAGATTGCATGTTCATAAAGACGTTGTGATGCTAAGTTCTTAGCCTTGCTCTCGCACATAATGTCAGCCCAATCTAAATGAGTTAGGGCCCAGTCATTGACTGCGCTATTCCAGTAGTAATCGCTGTGTGCGCGAAGTTTTGCTTTCTTGTAACCCTGCTCTAGCAGTGTGTTAAGATCGGGTCTAGTGTCCCTACAGTGGTCAGGGAGCAGGTCTTCTCTGCTAACTGAGTAATGAATAACAGGACGCACGCCGCGCCAACTATCAATAACCCTTTTAATGCGGTCGTCATTAGCTTCAATGTATTCTCCATTTCTAATCCAGTGGTGGTGAATGTCCAACACCAACGCACAGTGGTCTACTAGTTCTAGGCTCGAATTGAGACCCCAGGACATTTCGTCGTTTTCGATTGTGAGGGTGTTTCTTGCTTCGGTGCTGAGTCTTGGGATAACTCGCTTGATACCTTCGGGGCCTTGACGACCTGCGATGTGGACGTTAATTTTAAAGTCCTGAAACGATTTACCATACCCCATCCATCTCGCCATATCTGCATGATATTCAAACTCCTCTACGCTACGGTCAACAATGTCTGGTGTATCGCTTGCAAGTACACAAAATTGTCCGGGGTGGAAACTAAGTCTGACGTCGGTCCGGCGAGCCAGTTCACCAATCGACTCAAAACGAGGTACCATAGCATTAATGACATCTCTACGATGCCAAAAATAAGACCAAG